ATCTATGTCATAGTCATAATGGTTACCCCAATTTTCAAACGTAACTTCTTTTCTAGTAACGTAGGAAAACCTAGACACTCCGGCTGTGATAAGTAAGTCCCAATCTCGATCGGAGCTTATAAGCCATATAGTTTTTGTCTTTTTCAATTTATCTACAATATATGCAGCAATATCATCAGCCTCACAACCTTCAAATCTAAAAAATAAAGGATACTTCTTAGCTAGAGCTTCAAGGGTTAAATTGTATTCTTCAAAGAAGGCCTCGAACTCGGCCTTCTCCTGTTCAGTCTGGTCTTTAAATTTTTCTTTTCTACCGCTTTTGTATTCAGGATATAGCTCTCTACGATAGCTAGATGCGCCTTTATCTGCGGTAATTACAACATGCTCTGCCTGATATGATTTGCGTAAGCTTTCTACTGTAGTAATAAATTCGCGCTCAAAATGTACGGCACCGGCGTGTTTCCATCTAAAGGCTAAGTTGAGTGTATCTACTATCATTACAGTATTTTTGTCATACTGTACTGGTGTCATTATATTTTTTGCCATTATTTTACAAATTTGGGTTGTTCAGTTAATAACCACTCTTCCAATAGCGATACATATAGCTCATAGCTGTCGACGCTTAGGTATACAAAATCTATAGAAGTAATAGGCATTTCTTCGTACGCAACAAACATTTTACTACGATTATGTTTAAAAATCAAGAGAGGTTTTCTACCTACTTGATCTGCTTGTCTTAATGTCTGTTTCCACCACTCCAGTATTTGAGGGTTTTTGCCGCTTAATATCTTACTAGTTAAATGGTCTTCTTCGTAGTGTTTACACTCCACACAGAACAAGTTTTCTTTATTAGGAATGTAAAGGTCACCTTTTAATCCGTGCTTTTCGTTAAGAGCACCAGAGTTTGGAGTACGTTCCCAATTAAGCTTCGTATGTTTTCTGAGTACCGCTTTAATATCTGTTTCGGCTTTAGTGCCTTTGGCTCTAACATCCACCATATTATTCTATCCTAGAAATGTTATTCTTTTTAGTTATATGCAATTTCTCTAGAAGAGGATGTGAGAAACCGTGCGATACTAATATAGTATTCAGGTATTCTTCTTCTATAAGAATTTCTATAAGCTTTTCTTTGCCTTCCGAATCAAGAGACTCAACTGTTTCATCCAGTATGAGTAAATTCGTCCTAGTATCAGAAATAGCTTGCATAAGCTTACGAATAGCTAACAGCGTCGATACGTTAACCCTCGCTAGTTCACCATTGCTCAAAGCCTGTATATCAATATCCGTGCCGTTATCTGTAATAACTACGTCTAGCTTATCTGAACTATTTAATCGGAAAGACAGCTGGAACCTGCCGGAGCTCATTTCTTGCAGATACTTGTTAGCTATATCTTCGAGATCCTTTACCAAAACTTCTAGCTTGTAGGCCACCAGACCATTAGGACTGAAGGACTTCACGAGTATTTGTAACAAACTTAGCTGTTCAGTTAATTCAGCAACTTCAGCACTTAACTTAGACTGTTTTTCCAACATGTCAGATTTTTGACTTAACAGTACTTCAACCTTTGTATTGTGTGCAATAATGAGGTTATTGTGCTTGGTAGCCTTATCTATTGCATTTACATTACTGGTTTTAGCAGCCTTTAACTGCTTTAGAAGTGTCTCTAGTTCTACGGGATCCAGTAAAACTTTTTCGACCCTAGGGTCGTAGAGGGTGTGTAGCTTTTCCCATTCTAGCTGCTTATTTTTTAGCACACCTATCCTATCATTGTGTGCTTTAATTTCTTTTAGTTTTTTCTCGACATCCTGCAATTTTTGCTGAATTGGCGCGAGCGAAATTTTCGCCTCCTCCAACATCTGCACTTTGTGAGACGCGTCAATGTTCTGGCCACAACTTGGACATTTGGTTAGAATAGGTCCGGTACCTTTAATTACGTTGTTAAATTTTCTAGCTTCAGCTTGTAAAGTGGAATACTGTATATTTAACTCAGTTGCATCTAGTTCCAAAGGTATCTCTACCGGAGGATCTATAGCGTCCAACATTTTCTTATACGTATTGTTTTTATTAATACGCTGATTAATGCTAGTTATATTTTCGATACGTTGCTGTACATTAACTATATCAGAATCTATACTTAAATCTAATTCCGGTACATCTAGAATATCTGTGCGAATATTTAGATCATTCTTATTAAGATTATGTAACCAACTGTCTACTGAAGACAGAGACATTTTAGCTACATCCAACAACTTGGAAACTTCTTTTGATCTCTCTTTGTAATAATCGGCCAGTCTATTATATTTAGTAAGATTCAATAGATCTATAAGAAACTTTTTACGTGCCGTATCTGTAGCAGTTAAAAACTCAAGACTGAAAGGGTTGTTCTGGTATACGATCTGAGAGAACATCTTATGGTCATAACCAAGGACTTCTTCTATAGCTTTATATGTTCCCGTGGAAGTATGCGCACTAATGTCTTCGCCATTCTTTAATAGTCGTACAGACTGAGTCGCCCCTCTGTTGGTAATAATATTATAGGTATCTTCACCCTTACTAAACTCTAAAGAAATGTTGTAAGCTTTCGCTCCTGAATACCTGTTTAAGATATTTCCACGTTTAATACCCTTAGAGTTCTTATTAAATAACACTTCTTCTAGAATTAGTGCTATGCTACTCTTACCATGGCCATTCTTGCCTATTAGTTGGGTAACTTTAGCACTATCAAAATTTATGCTATTGTCTGAGCCATAAGAAAATATGTTTTCCCATTGCATAGATTTAAACTTAATATTACTACTCATTGTCTACGTATCCATCTAGTATTTTTATAACTTTATCAACAATAGGTTCCTCTAAGTTTAGTACATAGAGTAGGTACTCTCGCACTTCTTCGGAAAGACTCATGTCAGGGTCTAGATATAGGGCCGTATCTTTGGATCTGTTTAAAACCTTCTTATCTAGAACAGCGCTATCCTCTACTTGAGCTAGCGAAGCTAGGTCTCCTTCCACTTCGTAAACTACGTGATCATAGTCCCCTGGAGGCATAGGGTCTCCGGCCTTAATCGTCCTACGTATGAGCTGAGGTAGTTCTAGTTTTACCCATTCGTATGTATGATCTGAAGTATCGAATATAATAACACCAGTATCAACCCTATTTCTATGAAACGAAGTAGTAATAGGAGAGCCTGGATAGAGGATATTTCTTTGGGAGTTTTCATAACTATGCAGATCACCGGCCAAGACTGTTTTCCATCTGTCGAACAACTCCAATGGGATTTCTGGCTTTACATGTGGAGGAATTTCTCCTCGTACATGCGTGCATAGTATATCTGATGTAAAGTCTACGTCGCTAGGATGATAGTCTTTTAGTTTATTATACGGTAAGAAGTCTATACCTTTATACGTTAAGTAATCATCAACAATTTCTACATTACTATTTAACGCTGAGGTAACTGATTTCAGATTGGTAAGAAAAGTAGTATTTTTCTTTACCGCCTCGTGATTACCGGAGTATATTATTGTATCGGATTGTAGGCATGTTACTAGTTCGAAGTATAATTCTAGCTCTTCGATATTAGGCAGCTTATCAAAAATATCTCCGCCTAATACTGTTAGATCAACCTTTTTGCTTAGAATAGCTAATTCTTTAAACAACAACCTATAACGATTTTTTGCCCATTCTACAGGTACGTTTTTCTGTCCTAACTTTATGTGTAAATCAGCAGTAAATAAAACTTTCATATCAGTATCTGGTACCTAAGGCTAAAACAATGAGATCATCGCTTACCATATCACACAATTTTAGCTCTGATATCAGCTCCCATAGGGTATCGGGTATGTCGACGTATTCGTCCAACAGTATATAGTTGTATTTTAAATTTAAAGGACTTCTAATGCCTCTAAACTTATACCCAGCCTCTAGTCTGCTCTCTGGAGGGCCGTATTTTTTTATTAATAGTGCAGATTTTTTAGAGGCCAGTTGTTTTAGTAAATAAGTCTTCCCTGACCTTCTAGGTACTGAGAGGATTAAAGTTCTAAAGGATTTGATATAGGCTAAGTAGCCAAGAAATTCCTCTAAATGCTTATTTGGTGGTGATACGCCTTGTATAGCTTCGTTTACCAATTTCTCTAACGACATTATGTTCTTTCAGTTAAGTGCAAAAAGCCCCCTAGGACTGACGCCACTAGGGGGCTATTTGGTTTACAGGTCGCTGGGCTTTTCCTTAGCCTCGTCAGCCTCGTCAGCGTCTTCCGGACTGTCTTCAACAGGCTTGGTTAGCTTATCCAGATTGGCCTTCACTTCATCAGGAGTGGGGCGTGGGTACTTGCTGTCAATACCAGGATCCTTGGATATGGCTTCGAGTTCCGCCTCTGAAAGAGGGCGAGTTTTACAACGTAGCTGTTGTAAGGTGTACTCTACATTAAACGGTAGCGGACCCGTCCGAACTCGCCGAAACACGGCGTCCCAACCCGTTTCTGGATCCGTAGGATCGCCTAGATCTTCTGCTAGGCTCATAATCTGCTCGAACAGCTTCTTCTTAAGATTGAGGACCTTAACCTTTCCGCCGTCCTTAATGTCGATACAGTTGATGCTGTACGACCACTGGCATTTTGCTCCTGGAAAGTAATCTGGAACGTGATCGTACTCAATGTTATCGAACTTCTCTTTATCGCGATTAAATGCAAGACTCTCTACCGGCAGATCGGTACCCTGAGATGATTTAATCCAGTACATGTAACGGGGGAGAACTCCACCGAACATGCGTACAATGTTTTCGCCGTCAACATATTTGTAAGCGTCAACACTGTTTTTAGCTGCTTTGCCTTTGGTGTCACTAAATGATTTAGCCATGATTTCCTTGTTTATTCAAATTTAAAGATTAGATTATTATCTTTAATAGTTATTAAAGGGTTGTGTTTAATACTAGTTAAATTTATATCCGGGTAGTAAGATAGTGGTAAGTATTTAATTCCGTACAGTTTGTACAAAGTATAGTCTCTTAAAGCTGCTGCTTTAATGTACTGTATAATAAATAGTATATCTACTTGTTTTACTGCGCCTAGTAGATTCTTTGGGTTAAGTAAAAAACTACTACCAATATAATTTTTACTGGGTATTTTCCAGCCTTTCCTAACAGGTTTCTTAGTAATTAAGTAGTGGAATAATTCTAACGTTTTTACAGGATCTCCTGTGCAGTCTTTGTCTATTTCCTTTAAGTCAAAGAATAAAGTCATACTTTCCCACTACAAAATATATTATAGCACAAGTGTACCCCTCGCGCAAGTTGAAAATTTAGACGCTTTTTATATCCCAGCCTTTTTCTAAATAGAAGGCTAGTCTAGCATTGTTTTGCTTCTTATCCGAGTAACCAGAAAACTGTAGATCTATAACTACCGGATCTAGTTTGTTTGGATGTTTGCGCATTATACGACCTATAATCTGTTCTAGTAGTACAACACTAGAAATAGGGCTAGCCAGAATTACACAACTTAGAATATTTACTGAGATTCCTTCGGAAAAGATCTGACGAGAGCCGGCAATTGCCGTTTTTTCTCCGGTTTCGAGTTGTTCTGTAATTCTTCCTCTTTCTTCCAAGGTTGTTTCGCCAGTAACCAGCACACACGTTTCACCTAAGTACTCCTTTACTTGTTGAAGAAACTCAATACGATCTGCTACTATCAAAACTTTATGGCCTTTAGCTATTTGTGTTTTAGCTATTACGGACACGTATTCTTGGTAGTCTGGATCGTATAACAACTTGTTAATTTTAGTTGCCCAGGTATCACCCGGAGACAACATCACTCCAGTTTTTACTAACACAACTTCTGGATTCAGAGTGTGACTCTGTGGTGGCTTAAAGACTATATCGCCAAAATAATCTTTAAAGAGTACATGCTTGCCATCTTTTCGCAACATAGTACCGCTAAGGCCTATACGATATCTAGCATGCATGGCATCTACGATACTACTAAATGTACTAGCAGGAGTATGGTGGGCCTCATCTAAGATGATTAGACCAAACTCTTTTCTAAGTTCCTGTATTTTCTTCGTTACTGTTTGTACGTTACCTACTACAATAGTAGGCTCTATGTCGAAATTACCCGATCCAATAATTCCGGCATCCATGCCAAACAGTTCTTTTATTTCTTCAATCCATTGATCCCTCAACATAGTGGTATGTGTAACCACTAATGTCTTTTGACCGAGCTTTCTAGCAATATGCAAAGCTGTAAACGTCTTCTTATGGACTATACCTTTATCTTATAACACATTTAACGCAATAGCATACTTTCTACTTAACCTAGTTTTTTCTGTAGAATTTGCGTACAATAGCTTGAGCATGTCTCTGCTATCATCTAAGTTTAGCCGTATGCTGTATACCTGACCTTTTTTGTTAACCTTTAGACTAATATTTTGAGCAATACATCTTTCCAGTAGAAACTCACAAATATCTTTAAACTCTTGTAGAAACTTCTCATTAGCAGAACACAGATGTAACGCAACCCTTCCAGAAGCAGTTTTTTCCAGATGGCCATCTCCATCTATATAACCACGAAGAAATTCGAGCATTAAGTAATTCTCCTCAAATAGCGGCATAGAATACGTAAAGGTTTTATTAGAGGTTATATTGAAGATATTTTCTAGATCTTCAACCATTTTAATGCTATTAAAACGTATTCTGTTGGCAGTACCGTCCATAAAAGCACAAATATCGTGCTCAGAGGAAATAGCTAGCTTAAATTTATACAGATGGTCCACGTCTTGACTCTGCAAAGCTAGTCCCACTCTATTTCTATCAGCTTCTATCCAACCGTCAGCGGCAAGCATACCTGCCCAGTAGTAAGCCGCTTTTGTATTACTACTAAAGAAAGATTCATTTAACTTCTTTTTCCTAGAGTAATTTAGCTTCCATTTATTTACTGTTCTGTAATTAACCTGACGTTCTGTTAGATTGTAAAGCTCTCCTATTTGTTTAAAAGTTAGTCCTTGTTCTCTTAAGTTAAGAAATACTTCTTTGGTCAGTTCGTTCATGATATATTCCCATATGTGGTTTTGAATAATATATAAGATACTCGCCGTGTTATACTAAATTTAGTATCGCAGCTACTTCCGTTCTGGAAGTACTGTCAGTCTCTGAACCATTTGAAGCCATTCCTGGCAACTCTGGCTGCTGATTGCCCTTAACTTAATAATAGGGGTTCCAGCAATTGAGCGAGTTTATTACCTAGTAATCACTTACTAGGAGGGCAAGACTTAAGGCTACCCCAGCCTACTAGAGCGTTGATGAAGCAGGAATCCTCAACCTTATCGTATACTTCTTGTTGTTGCGGTCTTAAAGGAATCAGTGGGTCGGGAAATGGCATAGGATTAATTATGCGTTTATCCACAATCTCATAATCATCAGGAATTAAGTCCAGCCGCCCTTGCGGCATAGAGATAATACCACCAGCATAGAGTTTATAGTTCTTAATTATTTCTATAGCTGTACGCATACTACCACCGCGTACTGGTACTTTAGTGGCTATTTTATATGTTAGTTCCTTTACTATAACATTGTGATGATCCTTGTCCCTAGGAGTTAAATATATTCGATCAGATATTACTGCTTTTGGCATTATACAAACTCTACATGTATTTTTAGTTTACGTTTTCGTGCTTCATCTATCATATTTCCAGTGCCTGGACTAACCCCATCCCACAGAGCTATAAGTGCATCAGCCCTTTCAGCCATTAGAACGTTTCGTACCCTACCTGCAGCTTTACCATAGAAGTCCCACTTAGCAGGGTATATTTCTAATGGTATATTATTTTCCAATGCGTACATTTCACCTAGCTTATCCGTACCCCTGGCTGCTCCTGACAGTACACACTCGATAAGCCAGCTAACTTTGTCAATAGCTATCAGCAGCTTATTATAGTCTGTGATATGCCTAGAACCTGCTATAATAGTTCTCATATCATTCTCCAAGTATTATCATACACTCTATCATACAGCCCATATAGAATGTAGCCCAGACCATATTTTAATATTCCAGCATATCTTTCGCCTTCTAAAGGTTCGTACAGAGTCTTAAACCTAGCAGGTATGCCATCAACTTCTAAAATATATCCACCGGCACTGTTTCTTATTATTTTTGTTATTTTTCTAAACTCTAGACTAACTCTGGTGGTCTTTTTATAGGTAAATACCTTTCCAGAGTTGTCGATATACCACTTACCACTAGCTGCGTGTTTTACTAAATTATTGAGTAAATAAATGGCAGTACCCATAACATATAAGTCTGCGCCGCCTTCGGCTTTTAACCGAAGCCTGCGCAGTCCTATAGAATCTCCAGGTACGTTCTTGTCGTCTACTATCTTTATTACTTCTCGAACAACTTCATCTTTTTCATAAAGATAGTGATAGAAAGTTACCCCATCAACCGTCGTAGGCTTCTTATTTCCTAGGAAGAAGACGGGATAGGATATTTCCATCAAGCTTATAGAATTTGTCAAATTTTCCGAACGAATAGTCATCGCCAACCTCTTGATCTACTCCGATAGGGCAGCCTGGAATAGAACAACCTCTGTCTTTCTGAGTATTACGTTTTAGAATTTCACAGTATTCTTCTACACAGTCTTCTCTAACTATACCAACAATAGAGTCGTGTACTAGCATTACTATAGCGGCATCAAGTCCCCTGGACCTAATCTCCTGTTCAGTATCCATTGCTCCTAGTAGATTGATATCACTACAAACAGACTGAATTTCAGAGTTAATTCCTGAACGAACTTCATGTGCTGCAATACCCTTGTCTTGTGAGAATACATTTAATAGTCTACGCTTACGTCCAAAGAACGAATATGTGTAACCGTTCTCTTCTATAAACTTTTTACGACTATTTAACCAAGCCTTTAACTTCTTAAACTTAGTAAAGTATGCGTTAATATCGTCCTTGGCCCTATCTATTCCGTAGTACTCTCCGGTAGCTTTTGAAACTGTGTCCGATACCTTTTGTGGCCCGGAACCGTACAAACATCGTATTCCGATATTACTATCGGGATGGACTATACCTTTATCTCTTTTGCCTTATACTATTGACCACTATACGATCGTATAAGACGTATTTTCTATCTAAATATACTTCGCAATTTTAGCTCTTGTTAAGCCTTGCTGCTTTAATTCCAAATATTTTGTATATTCTATAGTCATAAACCCTACTTTGTTGTGTAGGGAGAGATACTCGCCGTGTTATACCTCTCCCAAAATTTTCATGGCGTAGGTATACTATACACCTGTGCCATATAAGTTTCAAGAGTATTTTTAGGTATCGCAGCTACTTCCGTTCTGGAAGTACTGTCAGTCTCTGAACCATTTGAAGCCATTCCTGGCAACTCTGGCTGCTGATTGCCCTTAACTTAATAATAGGGGTTCCAGCAATTGAGCGAGTTTATTACCTAGTAATCACTTACTAGCGGGACCTTTGTAGGTTAATCCCAAATGAGATTGCCTTGGCTGATTGCCTCATAGCCGGAAAGATTTCTTTTACGGCTTCTACAACACAATTAAGGTTAAAAACCATTTTTGCAATCGAAGAGTGGAAGTCTCCTCCTTCGATAAACACTTTTTGCAACTCTTTGTCTCCCGACAATACAGCCGCATAATACATTTCGCCTGTTTGTAAATCCTGTGAGACGACTTTATAGCCTTTTGGAGCTACTATACACCCTTTAATAATAGGATCGTCACGTATAATTTGTTGTGCGTTAAATTTACCGGAACTAGAAAGTCTACCTGATGTGGTAAATATCAGATTAAAATTCGTTCTGATTCTACCATCACGATCTAGCTCGGCTAGAATCTTCGTGACATAGGTGTTCTTAATTTTGGTTAGCTGGCGTATATTTAACAGAGCTCTCGGAAGCTCGTGTAAATGCTCTAATTCCTGCAAAACTTCTGCATCTGTAGAGAGTGCTCCAGTTTTAGTACGCTTTCCTGGATGTGGAAGTTTTAGATAGTCAAATAGAAGAACTCGAAGTTGCTGTACTGAGTTAGGATTAAATATAACCCCGCTGTCTTTTTCAAACTGCTTTACTTCATCGAAAGTATAAAGTAAATTTCTAGCTTCTTCGATAGTCCTGTCCAAGTAGCCTTCAGCACCTATCATCCTCTCCTTGCTGATCGGAATACCGTGCTCTTCCATTCTGTGGAGAAACAATGTTCCAGGCCTTAGAATATTATAATACACTTTCTTAAATTTAGCATTGCCGTCAATAAGCGGCTTAAATTTAAAGAATATTTCTAAAGTGGCTGCAGGGTCAATACTAGCATATATAGAGATAATTTCAAAAGGAATTAAGTCCCAAGTAAAGTCATCACGTAATACGCTGTGCAGCCTACAGTAGTTATCTATAAATTCCGACAACTCAGTATCATAGTCCCCATAACTGGTATATTTAATAGCTAGAGGCTTAAGACCGTGGGAGGAGTTCTCGTCTAGAATGTAGTGCATAACCATTGTGTCATGCACGTGGTCGTCTCTAAACCGAATACCAAAGTGATACTCAATCATTTTGTAGTCGAACTTCATATTGTGAAATACTATTTCTTTAGTATCCACAATTTTCTGTATCAACTCCATGTGTCTATCTTCAAGTACGTCAGATAGAATATATCTACCCTGTCCAGGTTTATATGATATACATAAACCTAAAACATATCCGTCCCTAGGATATAGGGCCGTAGTTTCAGTATCTAGAGCAACTACTGAGCCTTCGTCTTCGAGCGCCTGTAGTAAAAAGTTATAGGCTTCATCTCCATTATCAATGCCCTTAAAATCGCCAAATTTAACACCATCTTTAACTTCTCCGGATACATACTTTTTAACCTTGTCTACGGCTCTATCAAATTCTGCCTTACCCTCAGGTTTGAAGATAAGCACTGCAGGGTTAGGAATGCAGATAAACTTTTCTCGTACCAGCTGACCAGCATAGTCGGTCACCTTCGTGACGCCTGCATACTCTTTAGAAGCCTCAGAACCTACGCATATAACATAGCCATACTCTTCTAGATAGACTTCTAAATCAATGTCTTTTTTGAGTAACTTTTGCACTGGAATGCTAGACATGTGGTACAAATCAAATTCAAAGTCAAAATACTTCGAATAGTCGTTTCTAGAGGGGGCTTTATCAATTATCGCTACTTTTGCCATTTATCATCCTATTTAACACATCTACCTCTTTCTTGGATAGTCCACCCGGATCCTGACCTTCTTCCAGTTCGACTATGTGTGTTTTTAAGTTTAAACTCTCTAAGACTGGTTTTAGCTCTGCTGCTGCAGCCCTTCCTGGATCGTCTCCATCCATTAATAGGTATACTGTATGAATGCCTTGCGCTTTATATGCTAACATTTTATACTGCGCAGTATTAGTTAGATTATTAGCGCCAAAGATAGAAACTGAATTTGTTAGACCTTTATCGTATAGGTTCATCATGTCAAAGATACCCTCGACCAGGACTATCGTATGGGTATTTGGTACTATAGCAGGATAACAGGGCAGAGGTGTTTTAGCTGGAAATACTTTGTATCTGGGCTCTGTATTTCTATCGACATGTCGTGCAATAAAAGCTATGGTTTTATCAGTTATATCTTTAATGGGTATAACTATTCTATTTTCGTACGCATCATCCTCATGAGTATAAAACGCTCCAAAGTGTTTATACGTAGCAGCTGATATACCTCTAAAAGATTGTGTATAAGGTACTGCGCCTTTGGGCAAACTCACTTCTTTGGCGGTGCCTGACACTATCTCCTGTATCTTTTCTTTTAGTTTTTCTACTTTTACAGGGACTAAAGCTGCTGAAAAAACACCAAAGTGCTTAAACAGGTTACGTTTATACCCACAAGCAAAGCAATGCGCCAGCCCTGAAACCTTATCGACCCTAAAAGACGGGTTGGAGTCGTCGTGTTTGGGGTTTAGGCACTTAATTACATAGTCTCTACCAGAGGAACTAAAGGGTATACCTTTAGCCTGAAGTAGTTTAGCTACTGGTGTTAATTCCATGGTATGTCAGTCTCGCCTGATTTGTCTTTTTTACTTGTTTTTTCTGGTTTTGGTGGAGCCGAAACGTTTTCCGGATAAATTCTAAGAGACGTCCAATCAATTTTACTGCTAAAATGCATCGGAGGACCTCCGCGAATCTTAGTAGTCTCAAAATTAATTATACCTTCTTCTTTCTTTCCAGGCTTCATTAGCATGGCAATGTCTGCCGCATCTAGAATACCTTTAGCAAATCTGGCTTCTCCAGAAGAATCAATCTGATAGGGGCAGTATATAACTATGCCGTGCTTTCTTGCCAGATCTTTGAGTCCTTTAGATATTTCTATCTGTACTTTCCAGTCATATTGACCGCCACTATTATCATGATTTCCATGCACAATCTGATTTAGGTAGTCCACTACAGCTACTTTAAACTTATCCCCGAATCTCGCCTTTAGTTTACCTAAATGTAAATCAATAGCAGAAATTGTTAAAGATCTATTATCAATAATAATAATCTGATTGTCCTCTTTTAGGCTCTTGGAGCGAACTAGGTCTTGTTCAAACTTAAATCTGTTTCTATGTACTAAGTATTCGTCCACTAAGTCATCAGAATTTTGAAACATTCCAGCCCTGGATTTAACAACCTTCAACCAATCCTCATTAGATAATGTGCCGTTGCGCAGCTCTAGATACGGAACCTCCGCCAAAATAGCTTGGGTTCGTTCTGTCATTTCTCTAGCAAGCATTTCAATGGTGAAGATTACTGTAGAGTTGCCACTCTCGTACTGATTGGCGCCGACGTTACAGGCTGTGATCGACTTACCAGAACCGCGCTCTCCCCCAATAAGAATTAGCTCCTCACGGGCTACACCATTAAGAACGCTGTCGAACATGTTATTTATACCAAGAAACGCTCTATCCTTAGATATTTCATCTGCTTCTTTAAACAACATAATATCTGCCATACTATAGACACCCTCTGTGGTAAGTGTCTTCTCGTCCAGTTTCATTACGATGTTTGACAGATTTGATTTAATTTCGTCAGTGTCATAGACAGTTATTTTGTCTACAAACTTATCTAACATCCCTAGGGTCAGATCTTGTGTATACTGGTCTATCAACGCATCCATCGCAACGGTTGCGTCAATATCAGGTTCATCAATAAGACGAATAATTGCTAAAGTTTTCTGACTAGCACCCTCCCTACAAACTAAGTCTAGCTCTTCAAAGGAAGGAAGAGTATTGTATTTCTCGTAGTGCCTAGAAATACTACTATATAAAGAAGTGTATGCTGGATCTAGAAAGGATAACTTTAGTTTGGACCATACTTCAAGATTGGACTCTAGCAACAGTTTGTTTAATACAATTGCTGAAACATCCATTACACTACTCTTGACTCATTGTCTATAATTACAGAATCCAGTAACTCAGTTAACTTTAATAAAACTTCTGATCTTAACTCCTTAAGTCCAGTAGCATAAGTATACTTATTATCATATAATAAGGAAAGCTGTCGGTGAGTAACTATCTGCTGTAAGGCAAAGTAAATTAGGTCGTGTGGCGCAGGGCTATCTGCGCGTACCTCTACTCGCGCAGATTTACCATAATTTTGATGGGCTAGATTTACTACTTCTTCCACTGTTAGTGCGGAGTCATCATGGTAGTTAATAGTTACTTGCATTAAATTCCTCTCTATGAACTCAAGTTAGAGTTAACTTAACGTAACTCTAATTTCAGCTCAAGCAAAAAAGGCCGGAGCAGACACTACTCCGGCCTTATACTTAAGACTTAAAGTCTAGTAATTAAGCAGCTTGCTTGGCAGCAGCCTGCTTAGCTTCTGCTTTGGCCTTTTTACCAGCGCCATCGTAATCAGCAACCTTAATACCACGACGGGTAAGAAGGGTACGAACACCGCGGTCAGTCTTATCGACAGCGGCAGCAATTTCCGCAACTGTCATTTCATGAATCTTGTCGCCCAGAGCAACCACCGGATCGATCACATCCTTAGCATGGCTTTCGCGCTGCTGCGGAATCTTGTCAAGATGACCACTACGCGTTAGTGACAGGGCTTTACCGCGAACACTAGGAACTTCCTTGCCTAGGGCTGCTGCAATGTCTTCAATAAAACGACCTTCTTTGGCCATCTTAATGAAAGTAGCTTCTTCCGCTTCCGTATACGAACGAGCCACTTCAACCTTTTCGGCAGGACGCACGTGGGAAGTAAGCTCAAGTGCTAAGATCTTACCTTGAATCTGCTTAGCAGAGAACCCGCCTGGGAATTGTTCGGCCAGCTCTTTGTATGTGTAAACTCCACTATTTTCAGTGACAAAATCAAGAAGGTCTTGGCTTTGCTCCGGCGAAAATGCCGGAAGCTTTTCCTTAGCCATAGAGGCAACTTCGTAGCCAAGTTGACGGTACTTAGCTGCAACGGAACGCACACTAGTTTCCAGTTCAGCAGCCATAGCTTCTACGACGTGCGCAGGAACCACTTCACCCTCAACAGCATTAGCCTTCAGAGTTGCAACAGCTTCATCGTTCCACTTTTTGTTTTGGTTTTCGCTCATTTAGTTTCTTTCAATAGATCGTTTAGATCGGTTATAATGGGTATGCCGTATTTTTCGGCTGTTTGAACTTTTGCGGAATAACTTCCGCTCTCGTTAATTAGATAGTCTGTAGTTTTTGTTACAGAATCTACTAGTTTATATCCTGCAGCCAGCAAAGCTTCGGTAGCATCGGATTTTTTCTTAAAAGACTTCAATTTTCCAGTAATACATACAGACTTGTTAGCTGTAACGTTAGGTTTAATTTTAGTTTCTAGAGAAAAAGGAAGGAACGGTATAACGTCTTTTCCTTCTGTATTAAGCCACTCTAAGAGATTGAAGGTAGCTTTTTCACCAAGACCTGCTTTTTTGCAAGTTTCTTGATTAATTTCACTAATATGCTTAACTACTGCACAGATTTTAGTAGAAGCAGTTTCACCTATTAGTGGAATAGATAGTGCAGCTAGTACTGTTTCAAGTGAGGCTGTTTTTGATTTTTCAATTTCGTCCTGTAGTTTTAGAGCAACCTTTTCTCCAAGTACTTTTATCATGTCATCTAAATCTAGATAATATAATTCAGATATTTCTTGGATTTGTAGTTTCTCAATGGTTTTCGGACCTAACCCTTTAATATTAAGGACTTTACAAAAATGCTCCAGTCTTTTATTTACTTTAGCTGAACAGGCTGAGTTTCTACAAAATAGTTGGTCATTAATTTTTTCTAGAGGATACAGGCAACATGGGCACTCTGTAGGCTCTTCGATAAAAGTATATAATTTCTCAGTCATGTTATTATTATAGATCAAATGCCGAAAGAAATCAAGATCAAATTTTTCATCCTATCCAGCAGCCTTGTACACGACTTGAGGGATGATCTCACCAGATCGAACAACACCTACGGTGTCCCCAATACGAATATCTAATGCTCGTATATACGCAATGTTATTTAGAGTAGCACGAGAGATTAGAGCGTCTCCAATCTTGACAGGCTCTAGTACTGCCACGGGTGTAACCTTACCACTCTTACCTGTTTGCCAAACTACATCAAGCAGAGTAGTTTCCACGGCCTCTTTGCGCTCTTTTAAAGCGTATGCGCCTTTTGGGTGTTTTGCTGTATAACCAGCAGCCTCAAAGTCAGCTACGACATTCAACCTATACACAATACCATCACAAGGATAGATATTGTGAATTTCTGAGTCTTTTACAGTATTGAATCCATACTGCATAAGGGCTCGCATATCTAGACTAAAGTACCCAGAAATAGACGGCTGAGTGTTATATGCAAAAAAGGTTACAGCCCGCGTCCTAAACTCTTGTATGTCTTTTAGGTTAAGACTACCTGCAGCGTAATTCCGGGCGTTCTCTATGTGACTGGGGGCCGCTAATTCGCCGGTTATCTGTAGAATTGGAATATCAGTGATAATTACCTTAGGCACTAGATTTGTGTTCAGAAATTTATCTGTAACGTTCGTGCCTTCTACTCCGTCTCCGCGCGTCAGCGCGCGTACTAGGTTACCTTCCACATATAGCAGCGATACTGCGGCACCGTCGATTTTAGGGCTTACATCAATTTCGCCCTCTAGTTTAGGGGGCTTACCCTCTCCTTCGTAGTATTTTTGCAGGCTATACATGCGAAAGTAGTGCTTCTCAATGTTTTCATGTTGTTTAGCACCTACATCTGTATACCCAGATATATCTGCTAATCTGTCAAACTGCTCGTCGCTAATAATAGGACTGCCGGCGTAATAACTACGGGCTGCCAGGCTCAAAAATTCGTGGACTTTGTTCATCGTCTAGGGTCGATATTAGTTTATTTAGATAATCTACTATTACATGCTTATTTTCTTCTAGAGAGCATATTTCTACTAGGCCATCCAATAGATTAAAAATACTTTCTATATTAGCTGGCAGGGATATTCCTTCCTTAGATGGTAGATATCCTTCATCATACGACATAAAATACTTTCTAATGTGTACGTACTCTACATCTCTAAAAGAGTTTAAAACCAGTCTAAGTTGAAATCCCTTATCAGGGTTTTCGTAGATCACCTTCTCATATATTACGTTAGACATTGATTCCTAGCTTTCTTAGATGTTCTAAAGAAGCCAGTTCCGCAGCCTCCTGATATGCGTATTGTTTTTGTTTTTCAGAAAGCAGATAGATCTTGTATATGCCTGGTTTAAATTCGCTTTCAATAGTAGCTAGAGAGTCATACCTTGCACTATACACTTTCTCCCCTACCATAAACTTATCTCGACAGGCTTCGTCCGGTATGAGTTTAGGACTGAAATAGCTGTGGGGGATATTTCGCATAGGTACAGAATATCTAGACAGGATAGAGACTACAAACGCCGGACCCCGATATAAAGCTTCCGCAATGTCCTGTACTGCTCTACCTTCCAAATAGCTTTCTACAGTATACTGAATTTCTGATGCAGTAGCAGGCTTACCTCGTTTTTCTTTTCGCTTTTCGGCCGTGCGTCGCTTATTTTCCAAATACTTTTCGATTAAGGTATTTAATCGAGTAGTATTATAAGAAATATTTAGTACTTCGCAAGCAGCTTTTTTCGTACCCTTGTTATTAAGGATTTCTATGGCTTTTTCAATACTCTTGTCGTCAAGTCGTTCATGTTCAGCGTTCTTTGATCTTTTGGTTGCCATAATTGAAAAAGGCCGCCCTGCGGCAGCCTTTGATTAAGAGAGAACTGTAGTAAAGTAGGCTGCTGCTTTACCCGTCAATTTACCAACAATGTCTTCGTCGACACTATGTCCGCGAGCCTTAATAGCCTCGCGCAAGGCATCTAGTTGGGATTCTTTAGAGACACGCTTAGTGCCCTCCCCCTTGCCTTTGGCTTCTGTGGGTTTACTTGCAGTAGTATCCTTCTTAACATAAACCCCTGCCTGTACTAGGACTTGTCGCACTCCGTTCGGCGACAGATCGTTTTCTTCAGCAATTTGCTTGATGATCTCAGTACTAGTTTCAGGCGTAGGATCCTGCTCTTTGTATTCTTCAATAACTTGTTCTTTAAGTTCTGGGGTCCAAGTAGTAGTCATTATTACCTTAATGTTGAGTTTTGGTGGAAGTTAGTTTAGACAATAGACTCATTTCTTCTAGTCTATCGTACATTATACTATAAGCAATACACATATTCAAGAGAACATGTGTAGGTAGCTCAGAAACTGGCAGTTCACTAGGGACCACTTCAGCGTTTTTTGCTAAAGTCATAATATGACTGGCAAATTGCTCTGCTAGCTCGTAGCATTCCCCTATAATTTTTGTATCTTCTTTTCCGAATTTCATAATGTGGTGCCCCAGTAAGGAATCGAACCTTCTTCTGATGCTTACAAGGCAACTGTAATACCAATATACTACAAGGGCTAATTGGGGTGAGTGCGGGATTCGAACCCGCGCTACAAGGGCCACAACCTTGCGTGCTAACCGCTAACACTATACTCACTACTGAACATGGCGAAGCACTAGGGAGTCGAACCCCATCCACAAGGTTTTGGAGACCTGTATGCAACCGTCACACTCGCGCCTCAACTTCTTCTAGCATAGAAACGCCTGATTCTAGAAACTGTCGATAATTATGCTTCAGATCATATTTAGCTTGAAGTGCTGCCATCTTTTGCACAAACTCAGTATGCAGAGCAGTAGCTTCAGCCGTAAAATCCTCTACATCTTCTGGAGACGTTAGTGAGCTCATGTCGATACCAGCATATTTATTGCTTGGAGTAACAAAAGCCAAAAGGTCTCGGGTAGAGACTTCACCATTAGATTTACGATAGTTAAAGATTAGACGTTTCATGTGTTTAATTTTCCAGTGAAGATATATTATATTTCAATTTGTTGTATAAATCAAGACTGAAATTTTGCCCCTGTTAGGCTATTCACTAGAGCGTCCTTAAACGTCTGTGTACCAGCAGTAGACAGATACACAATAAACACTACAGGGGCTACAATAATACTCATAAGAAAGAATGTTACTGCAGCTAATCGGGGATTATCGTAAATTGGATCCCCTTTGTCCAGGAGTAGTATGGCCTCTCGAAGTGCCGGCCCTATAATGACGTATTGCACAGCAATGGCTGTGGTTAGAGCAAATATGAAATACAATATCAAGTACTCCATACTAAATTACCTAGGCCATCATGAGCACGCTGTCCGACGCTAAAAAACGACTGCTTGCCCATCTTACTGCCGGCTTTAGTAAACAGAGCTTCATTTTTCGTCTTCAGTGCGTTAGTAGCAATCTCTGGATCTTTATTAAAAATATCCGGATTAAACTTACCTTTAAACTCTTTTAGAATTTTAACAAAGGCAATTGTTGTAGGATTCCAGACAGAAGTTTTTGGACCTTTCCTTGTAAAGGCGACATTCTTTAGAGCTTCTACAATTTGCTTGTTTTCTGGATTACGTTTTAATGCCCGTTCTAATTTACGACGCTTATTAGTTTCAAAAACTTTAGCGGTTTTGTAGCGAGCGAAATAGGCTTCTTTACCAGAGCCTTTTTTAGTTTGTTTAGACATTTAGTAGTTTGGGGTTATTAAAGATAGAGGGAAAGTAAGGGGCTAGCACTTCTCTTGCTTTTACTGCAATTATTTTATGTTCCTTTTGGGTACCATTAGCACTGCGTAAATCAGTATAGTGATACCAAGATCGTAGAGTACCAGACATATACAGCCTGGAGTTCGTTATGCCTTCCGGTAAAACTTTACGAGCCAGTTCTTTGGCTATACCTTTGGCAAGAGCCGTCTCGTATATAGCAGATCCTAGATCCCATATGGCACCCTGTGCTGCTGACCACCAATCATGTAGGTCAGAATTATGGGTTTCAATAGAATTCTGACGGTTCTTAGTGTCTTGCAGGCGTACTTCAGATTTAGTATGTCCCATTACACTTACATCAGCATAACGCTGACTAAACTCCTGAAAGGCGAAAGACCTGTGACGCACAATCTGATGTGAAATATCTCTAGTAGTTTCGATCTCTAGTGTGGCACTTACCATCTCTAGAGGGGACCAGTGGGAATTTTTAATCAAATACGCGATGAGGTTTGGCGCGGTTTCCGTATTTAGTTGGTTAGTTGGATTGCTTACGCGGGCAGCATAGGCGATAAATTCGTCGGCTGTTTCAATTCCCTCTACTAGAGGCTTTGTGATCGCCGATACTCTCACTACTGTCAAGCTTTCTCCTTATAATCCATTGTACGGACGTACTCAATATCATCTTTAGTAAAAGGCTGCTCTGGCACGAATTCGTACTTTGCAATCATTATCTTGTCTTCATATACAAAGACCGCTTTTTCTTTATAAGAAATTAAGGCTAACCTGTTATTGGTTTTCACTAATATTCTCCATAGAACATTTTATTTATCGTTTTCTACAAACATTATAACAAACCGTACTTTACGGCCTATAGTCGCAGCCATATTTATGTTTAACCCATCTCTAGAAGCACGACCAGGCTCCGATAACTTGTAGTATCGGAGCCTGGTTGTATTACCTTATTTAGTAGAGACATTTTCTTTAATCATTGGGCTTGTACTTTTTGACTTCCTCTAGAGACATGGGTCTGTAGTTGGTTTGTTCTACGGAAACGCAAAAATACCTAGGGTCTACCTCAGTACCAATCATAACCCTGTGCGCGTGAAGATGTCCATGAATATTATACCCCCAACGACCGAGGCTGTCAGGATGTACGGGAATATGCGTAAGCAGAAGCCCAGAAAATTGATGGCAGCCTCGCACATCGTCGAAATATTCGGCGTAAGTACTAAGCTTTTCCTCATCATGATTACCTCTAATTAGTACCTTACGCCCAACCATCCTGTGAAGATAGGTTAGGTACTTTTTATGAAAAGTAACGTCTCCTAGAACGTACACTCTGTCTTTTGGCTTAACCAGCTTATTGTGTTCTTGGATCATGTACTCGTCACAGTCCTCAGCACAGGAAAAATCTCTAAGCTTGCTACCGTCGTCCCTGGTGAATTTAGTATAGGGACCTTCATGTCCAAAATGGTAGTCGGCTACCAGCCATATATTATAACTCATGATGTGTTGTGTATTGTATTGATCTGGCGACGTATACGGGAATCGAACCCGTCTGATATCCTGCGTGACAGGCAGGTGACCACAACCAAGCAGTCCCATACGCCATAAAGAAAGAACGCCGTCTTGGGCACGTCCATTAGCTTCCGCATCGCCCTACCTCGGTGGACTAATCACGGCGTTCTCACTTTATGGCCCACCCTCTTAGAATCGAACTAAGTCCTCTGGCTCTTCAGACCAGCGCGCGCACCAGCTACGCCAAAGATGGTTATAGTGTTGCCACTAATGTACCGTCTGCATGGGCTATAAACCTAATGCCCGATACAGCTCTATCAACTTCTATCGCTATAGCAGAAACTTCCGCCACTTTATTGGGTGGAAATAAAGCCCCTAGCCATTCATTAATCTTAGGCAGCAATCCGTCCTTTATCCAGCTCACAGCATCCCCTCGTTTCTTAACAGCTAATTCTAGACTACTAAGAGTGTCGGAGTACAGCTTACTAGAAACCAACCAGGCGTCGTTTTTCTTAATGCAAGCTAGAACTTCAAAAGACTCATTAACCTGTACACATTTGACTGCTGCGATAACCCCTCTATATGCAACCTGTAAATCTTCGGGCTTAATATCTACAGTATTAGCATTACCGACCTGTAGTGTCATAGTCTTTTAAGACCTATTGGCAGCGTAGCACCGCCCAGCAATTGACAGTAGATATAAGTCTTACCCGGATTGACTCGTGCTAGCCTATCGCATTCTGTTCTAGCACTCGCTTCGCTCACATGAATTACCGGCATAGCAGCGAAACTAATCCCTGCATTAGTTAGTGATCCAACAATAAATTTGCGACTAGTTACCGCATCCTCATTACGCCTAATCACCGCATCCCCATAATCATCCTCATAATGCTTAAGTGTGGTACTTGATTGCTTTACTGGAGATTCGTCGGTATCTTGTGCATAGAAATGGGACATTGATTCAATATTTAAGTTCATGTTGATCTAAAGGTGGTACCCGGTGTCAGACTCGAACTGACATTAGTCATCTTGTAGGGATGGCGGCTCACCTCTCACACCAACCGGGCATATTTGTTAAAAAGGTACGTCTTCTATCCAATTAGTGAAGTCATCACTACTCAAGCCGTTAGCATATAAATTATTTTCCCCACTATAAACCCAAGGACCTACCGGCCCCTTAGGTACGTATTTAGCTAAGGCTGAGTACATTCTTTCGTGAACAGACTCGTAGAACTTAGTATCTGTATTTTGTATCAACCAAGAAATATAGTGTGGGGAGTCGTTTACTATATCCTCAACTTTATGTCCGTGATACTTGCCAAAGGTCAGGACGTCATCGAGGCCTAGCTTTGTCTTTAATTTCAAAAATACTTTAGAAATGGTTGGTACCCCCTACAGGGATCGAACCTGTACCTAGGGTTTAGGAAACCCCTATTCTATCCGTTGAACTAAGGGGATGTGGTAGCTCCTGCGTGATTCGAACACGCGCATGGCGGCGTATGAGACCGCTGCATTAACCGACTTTGCTAAGGAGCCTTAGTTGATAAACCCGTCGTGTTTTTCTGGATCGTAGTCTTCCCAATCCCCCGAGATATCATAAGAATAGCATTCGCTATCTAGTTCCTCTTCGGTGATAGAATCCTCGTATTCGCACGCGTTATACACACCATACATTTCTGCATTAGCAACCGCACCTTCCCAAGCAGCAAGATCCAACTCTTCTACAGAAACATCATCATCGAATTCAAGAACCTCATGACCGTCCATACCAGCATAGCCGGTAGAATAACTAAAAAATACTTTTCGCATTTGTTTACTTTTTCAGTATGTAAGCATATATTATATATTGAAAAAGCACTTTATTCAAGTGCAAATTTGTGCGGGCGGCGGGTCTCGAACCCGCAGTCTTCTGGTTGGCAACCAGATGCTTTACCAATTAAGCTACGCACGCGTTATCTGTGAATTATTTCCAGTTGTAGAAATCCGTATTTATCTATATACCAGTGCAACACTATATTAGGCTGCATTAGTTTAATAGCCATTACTGGAAAGCTGCCTCAGAGTCGAACTGAGCTACACGGGTTTGCAATCCGCTGCCTGACCGCCTGGCTCGCAGCTCCTTATCTAAATCCATTACTGAAATGTAACAATCACTATTATATACCGTTTCATAGATATCTTGTAATGTCGCATCTTCAGGAAAAGCAATATCGCCCCAGTTAAGGTAGCTTTTAATTGCAGCAACTTCGTCTTTAGCTTCTACAATTTCTTGTTTAATAATACTATCATGTAGCGACAGAAAGGCAACAACAAATTTCTTTAGGGAGTCCATAGTTTTGCAAATTTAAGTACGTTAGGGTATTCGTTTCTAGGACACACTACTAAACAAGATGGCTGAGCATTCAATACAGTGCGCTCAAAACCTTGGTATACGTGTTCTAGGGCTTTAATCTTTTCAAACTCTTTTTGGTTAACTTTTACTACACACTTTTTGAAGCTAAAATCCAACCAATCATTATAGTCTAAAAGCTCGTTACCATTAAAGTGGAGATGCGCACCTAGCACTGAATGCGCTACTAATACTGGAACCATGTGCGCTGGCACACTGTCTAGTACCGCAATATACATTTTCATTTTATGAATATCTTAAGTAGGTTATTAACTTCTAGTAGCCTTTTAGGGATATACACATCCCAAGTTACTTTATTAAGAATGTCCGTAGAATGCTTAAACTCGATCCAGTCGTTCTCGTCCTCCCAAACGGCTTTTTGTCCTGAACTCATATTACTTTCTTATTTAATGGCGGCCACCGAGGGACTCGAACCCCCACACCCATTTCTGAGCCTTCTGCTTTCAAGGCAGCTGCCGCTATGCCGATTCGGCTAAGGTGGCCATGTTAAACTTATTGTGCTTTTTTAGATTATCTTCAGTTAATAGAGTTGGCTATCCATTATTTGCTTCAAAAAAAGCTTTTGCGAAGCCCGGTGGTGTCATACTACGTAGCTCTTTTGTACGTTCGGACTTACCACCTAACTTCATTATCCAAGAATTAGGGTCAGGAGCTACTTCATTTTTAGGCAGTTCTTTATTAAATTTGCCCCATAAACCAGTCTTTTTAGTCCAAGGATCTCCGTACCAATGTGGCTGAAAATACCAGGGCTTCCCAAGCTGTGGACGCAACGTTTGTAGTCGTCCTACGGGGTTTTCTAGCACCCAGAACTTAATATCCGGGAACCAGGAAACAATTTCTAACACCTTATCTATAAGAGCTAGAGACGCCTCGGTTCTGCCATCAGCGTCTTTAACTTTCCAGTATTGTGCGCCCGATCCGGCGAAGTCGGTACACGGCGGGGCTGCTAGAATGCCGTAAACGTTTTTGTTTACAATATCTTCGTATTCTATTGTAAGGATGTCTATATCATGTTTAATGTCTATTTGATATACGTCATAGCCTGCCTCTTTATATGGGGCGGACCAATTTCCGGAATAGTCAAACAGACTTAGTATAGCCTTTATTCATATAAGTAATTAGTCGTACATCTTAAACTACACCGCCATCAGAGCGGGCTCGTCAAACCAATAATCCGAGATCTTAGGGCTATGCACCCTGTGTTTTATTCAGTAATGACCCGGCAAGGCCTACGGGTTTTTAGCATTTTCAATCCTAAGAAGTTGCCGCGACTTAGGGTCTAGACTAATTACGTATACGAACACTAATGGATATGCTCACGCTGCTTGTTAGGCAGTCTTGGGAATTCCGGCCCTCTGTAACCCGTACGTTACGTACATACCACCCTTTGGTACGGTTTAGAGCATATCCGTTAGTGTGCCGGGTATTATTTAACAAGGAACCCGGCAAACTTCGTGGAGGTTACGCTAATACCCATCCCTTATGAGATTTAGCCTTTCCTTGAATTACTTTATGTAAATGCCTTCTATCCAAACTATTTTGCTTAGCAAATTGAGAAATATTACTAATTTCAAATAATTCTAGCGTAGGTGACTTAATAAGATATTTCTTATGTGTAAGTTTACCATTTCTAGTACCTAGCAGTGCTACCATTTTATTATATTGATAGGGATACCGCTGTTTTAACCATAAGTGACTCTTTTGACTACGTATACTATTTACAAGTGCAGCAGATACATTTAGTTTTAGAGCAATTTCATTATACGTTAGATTCTTGTAAAGATCTAGATAACTATATCTAAATACCTTTATTACAGTTAATATATCATATTTACTATTAGAGTAATAAGGACCACTACCATTCCACGAAGGATACACTATATTATATCCATTTTCAACAGAATCAAAATCATTGATCCAATAAGTTTCTCTTACTGTAAGAACATCTATAGTACATACTTCTAATATTATACAAAGAGGTTCTCCATATAAACAATATGCTTCTTGTAGCTTATTGTTTATATGAACACCTTTATTAAGCTCTTTTTTATGTGTATT